GGGAAAACGGAACTTCTTGGATCTAATGCGGGTTGTGATAATACAGAAAGCTACTTTACTCATTTTGGATCTTCTGGTACGGACGGCAATTCTGGTGATGGAAGTGGTATTTTAGGTGGAGTATGGGGCCTTAATGGTAGTGGTATTAATGCAAACCCCATTAATCAGAATTCTAAGACAGACTGGGTTGTTTATACTGGGTGCAGTTCTGTTGATGGTCATTATGGATTTCCAGGTGGGGAGTTAACTAGAAATTGTTATATAGAAAGGCAGGGGGGAGATACTTTTAAGTATCCTAATTGTGTAATTAACTGCGTTGTTAACAAACAAGATGGAACTAGTACCAGTTACCATTCTGATTTAATTCAATTTTGTGCAGGTAATAATGCCTATACGGCTGCCCCAGAAAATGTTATTATTTATGGTATGAAAGCGTCAGGATTTAGAGGACAGCTTTTAATGATGGGAGGTTGTGGTGGAAGTGCTAAAAATTCAAATGGAGATTGGATAGATTATAGTAATTGGGAGAATGATAGTAGTATAAATGCCTCGGCAGGAACAGAATTTAAATATGGATCAGCACAAAATATAGCTTTAGTAAATATTGGAGTTGAGTGGACCACAGTATTACAGGATAATGAAAATATGACCTGTACTTTACCATTTAGACATTTTTTAATGGATAATTGCACCTTCCTAAATCCTTCTGGGGTTGCGGAGAAAGAATATTCTTATGATTGGTCAACTAAACGGGCTTCTGGAATTGAATATGAAAAATCTACATTGTCCCTTGATGTATCAGCCAAGGGTTTTTATAAAGACCCTTATGGTAACATCTTATCAGGGAGTGTAGCGTGTCCTACATGTCCTGGTGGAGTAAATGCAAATAGTTTATGCTGTTTGAAAAGTTGTGAATTTAATACTCCTGTGGGGCTTGTTATTAGGAATAGTATATTTAACGCAGCAACTTTTGATAATAGTTGGAATGCTGATATAGAAGGACTTCCTGAAGGGTGCTTAGTTAGTTCTTGTCATTGGGGGCATCCAACATTAGAAGGTTCAGATGGGCCTTATGGTGGAAGGGTTGCTTGGGGAGCAAGTGCTACATCTGGTACTATAACTTTTAATAACCCTGCTACAAATTTTGAAGATCCTTCTGTAGATTATCATTATGGTATTGGAGTTGGGGATAATGCTTATGCTACTTCAGCAGCCATGATTGCTGATTTAAGCGGTACGGGTCAAATTATTCCTGGATTTAACCACCCTAATAGCGGTTCTATCACGGGTATTGGTGGTGGCAACCCTAATGGAAGACCAAATATAGGAGCTTTCTCATTCAAACTACTTGGTGGAAGCCAAGTAGATCCTACATTCTAGTAAAAAACTTATATAAGCACCAACATAAAAAATGCCATATTTTGTAATTAGTAATTTAGAAGGTAATAGGGAAATAAAAGAGTTCCCTAATGACGATATAACTAGTGGAGGATTTACAACTTCTTCTGAAGCGTCTGGAGTTTCTGGTACAATTCCTATCCAGGGAGTTTATGGGTCTTACTTCACAGATCAAGAAACACCCTATCTTGTATTATCTAGTTTTAATGGATATACTTCGGAGTATAATGCTTATTCATCTATAGATTATTGGACTGATTCGGCAGCACGGGCTGTTGATGATCCCCCTAGTAGGGAGTATGATAAATATGCTGGTTTTGGAAAAATTGGGCATAGAAAACATTATTGGACACCTCAATCTGGGGCTATTCAGCCTGGAGTAAACCCTAAAAACCAGTGGAGGCAACGGAAGCTTTCTAACAAGCGTAAGGGGCAGAATCAAACTATTAATGCTACTCATAATCCTACAGCATTATTAACTCCTGCTCTAGCTACTGCAATTGCTGGTAGTACAAGACCTAAAGCAGTTCCTGACTTAAATGGTTTTGGTAATCCTACTGGTTGGACCATTGACACTAATACTTGGTTAGAAGAAACTCTTACTTCTACAGGAGATTCTACTGCGTCTGGATATGGTGAAAATGTGATATGCCGAGTAGATGAAATACCTGAATTTACAGTAGATTCTTCAAGTTTTCAATTGGGTGTAGTAGCTTTTCATTATGAAGGTATTAGGGGAGTTCTTGTAGAATGTGATGGTCCTAGTACTGCTTGCTGGATTACTTCTGCCACACATAATACTAGAACTGATGTATATGAATGGACTTGTATTTTAGATAATAGACTTTGGTTTAATACTACTAATGCTGAGAATAAACTACATGAATTGCGGATTACTGCTTATCCTGATAATGGAATTCCTAGAAGACAGGTAATTAAATTCTGGGTGGATAAAGGTACTTTAACTGCTAATGATCCTGTAGTATACTGTTCTACATCAGGAAATGATATTACTGGGGATGGAACTAGTGATAATACATTTAGGCATATTCCAAGAGCTTTAACAGAACTTTATTTTACTCTGCCGTCTAATGATAGTGGTTGGAACAGGTCTACCGAGAGTGGGGGTAAAGTAATCTTAAAAGATGCTGGTAATTATATTTATAATGGGGCTCCAGGATATATTAGACATATGCCAGCTACAGATACTAAACCAGCATATGATGTTTGGAAAAATTTTAAACTAAAAAATGACCGCTGGATTATTATTGCTGGGGCTGATGGAGTTACACCTAAAGATATAAATTTATGCTCCGCTTGGGGTTGGAATACTCCTACTGTATCCAGTATACAATTTCATGCCACGGGCACACCTGTTGATAATGGTTTATATAATGATGCCTCAACTGTAGGTGTTCCTGGTCTTTTTGCTAGTGCTGTTGCTTCGGGATTGGATCACGGGTGGGGTAGAGCTGTGCCTGAAAAGTATATCTCGCAGGTAGGAGGTACAAGTTCGTTTATTAGCAGTATTGGGGGTATGGGAGATCTCTCTTGTATGCCATTCCAAAGTATGAATGCTAATGAGTTATCTAAAACAGGTTTACAGTTTGTAAATAGTTCTGGTTATGAATTACAATTATATGTTTCTTCCTTAGATGATCAAGGAAATACCGATTGGTATGGTGATGATGATGCACTTGACGATATTATTCCTTGGACCTCCAATCAGTCATTTAAGAGACTTTATTTATCAGGAATAAGTTTTAACTATGACAGAATAAATTCAATAGTAATTCCTAATGATATGGGATTGGTACTTGAAAATTGTGAATTTGGTTTTTATGAGAATGGTCTTTCTGGTTATGGGCAAACCGCAGTAGAGCATCACCCAGGATTTGGGTCTGTATCAGGCTTCCCGTCTTGTCATGAAGGGGCATCTGATTTACGGGGAATAACTCCTATGCTTGATCCGTACAATACCTGTGGAACGGCAGCAATATACGATTATGATAAGTATCCTGGACATGGACATTATTCCTGGAGAAAAGCTGGGAGAGATGTTACTTGGAATAATTGTGGTGCTGATGGTAATACTGTTAATTATACTTATTTTGGTTCTAGTGGAACACCAGGAAATAATTATAATGACGGTAGTGGAATTTTAGGAGGAACTTGGGGGTATCATTCTAAGAGTTGTGCATATAAAACTTGGGATATTTATGAAGATAGAGATTTTCATTGTTTCCTAAATTGTAGCAGTTATGATATTGGGGCTTATAATAATTCTAATTTTATAAGAAATTGTCTTGTTAGCGGAATAACGGGGGATATTGTTAGAAATAATCAATGTGTAATAAATCTAGTCGCTGATGATGTTCAAGGCAATTTGGGGGAGCATACTGATTGCTGGCAATTTTTTGCTGGTGCTGGTGATTATGATTCAATGCCAACAAATTTAATTTACTACGGTATGAAAGTAAACAATTATAGAAGCCAGCTAATGATTGCTCATGTAACTGGGGCGCGAGCTACGCATCCTCATACAGAAGAAATTGTTCAATATAGTAAATGGGATGATAATCCATGGGTTAATGCGTCAGCATTGTATATTGATGCTAACTCGGTTGAAGCTGATGGAGGTAATCCCGTAATATTTGAAAACTTTCCAATGAGAGACATAGCTTTTGTTAATTGCGCTTTAGTTTGGGATATGGTTTTTGGAGATCCTTCTCAGAGCATGATGAAAATGAGGATGGACCATGTATTGTGGGATAATTGCACTATCATTGGGGCATCAGGAACTCATCCAGGAAGTTATTTAGATTCCTTTGTACCGAAAAAAACAGCAGGTATACCCCGCATTGATAGCCCTTGGAGTTTAGGGGGTACGGTATATTATTCTGATCCTTACGATAATTTACTCAGCGGTAATGTTACTTATGGGAATGGTTGGTCCGATGCTAATGGAAATACAGAAAATCCTAATAGTGGTCCAATAGAGGCTGGGGTACTTGGATTAAAAACTCCACTAGGGTTAGTTTTTAGAAATAGTATTCTTACTTCGTTAAGATTTTCTCAGAATGATCCTGTCTATGGTGAATATTCGGATCTAACTGGAGAGTCGCAAGAATGTCCACCGGGGCTTATTGTGGATCATGTTCATTGGGCAGATAGAGGATTAAAGTCGGGCGGTACTGATGCTGAAAGTGGTTGGTACAGAAGCCATGTAAAGTGGGATAGTGAAGGTAATTGTACTTCTGGGGCTATGTATTTTGATAACTGGGGGACTAGAACTTTATCAGGAACAGGAATAAATTATCTTTATGGTATAGGAGATCATAGTAATGATTATGCTTCCTCTGGAGCCATGATTGCTGATTTAAGCGGTACGGGAACAATTATTCCTGGATTTAACCACCCAAATAGTGGTTCTGTTGTTGGTGTTGGTGGTGGTAATCCTAATGGAAGACCAAATATAGGAGCTTTCTCATTCAAACTACTTGGTGGAAGCCAAGTAGATCCTACATTCTAGTAAAAAACTTATATAAGCACCAACTGGAAGCAGCTCCCAGCAATCCGTCTGTTATCATATGTTCGTAGCCCCAAGTAATATTCCATAAATATTCTGTTGGGGACATCCAGAAGAAGTTAGCTAAAATTCCAGCCCAGAAGCCAATACAGAGGGGGCATGAGAAGAATCTTCCTAGGAATCCTGATATTTTTCTCATTGTCCATCTAAGGGGATTAAATAGTTCTGATGTGGTAATTATTAGAGTAATCCCAAAAGTTACGAGTATCCAAAGTAGTAGTAGTTTCATATTTTTATATACTAGCAGATTATAGGAAATTTAGTTTTATTTTGGTTAATAAAGGCTAATCTATTTTTATGCCACGAATCTCTGCCAGCTAATTCTCCTAAAGAGTTATGTAGAATAAAGATAGGTACGGTCTTATTTTTTAATTTTTGTTTGTGTGCAGAGTAGGTGTAATGTATATCGTAAAAATCCCACTCTCCCTCAAAATAGCTTGGTTTATCTAATCCTACTTTTTCTATTGTTTTTGCTGTAGCTGCTAAGAACAGCCCATCTAATACCAAAACTCTTCCATATACTCCATAATAAGTTGAGGCAGAAGTCTTGATATCTTTTCCATGTAAGACAAAACCCCTATGAGGGCTATCGTAAGTATCATATTGTTGATTTTTGATATTAACTTCTAGTTTCCATAATCTTTGATCCCACCAGACACCAGATTCAGATAATTTAGTTGTTCCAGCAACTCCAATAAAACCAGTATCTTGCTTCAAAGTTTCACTAATTAGAACTTCTTTAAAACTTTCTGGGCTTGAGATGATTTCAATATCATCGTGGCAAAGTATAATAATATCGTTAGGATTAGGATTTATTTTTTTTACAGTTCTAGAATAACCAGAATAGATAGACTTTGCCCCTACAATCAATTTTACTTTGATATTAGCCCTAGATAAATATGAGACTAATTTTTGCGCTGTTGGGCTGAGATCTTTAGATCTAGTGCATATAAGGGCATAAATATTGATATCCATAAAATATAATAGAATGATTAAAAAAGAAAAACCCCTGAAACATTGGACAAAAATGAGCCAGGACGAGCTAATTACAGAATTTAAACACTGTAAAGAGGATCCAAAGTACTTTATTAGTAACTATATCCATATTATTCACCAACTTAGGGGGGAAATATCCTTTGATTTATACCCCTTCCAGGAAAAAATTATTGATAAATTACAAACTAATAGATTCAATATTATTCGCAAGTTCCGTCAGGCTGGGATCACTACCTTAGCTTGTGCTTATGCTACTTGGATCATTATTTTTGGTAGTAATAAGACTATACCTATCCTCTCTATTGGTGATACTGAATCTACAGAAACTCTAGAGAGGGTAAAACTGATGTATGATTCTCTCCCTCCGATGTTTCAACCTGAAATTCTTAAACGGACAGAACATATTTTATCCTTAAAGAATGGATGTAAGGTGGTTTCTCGTCCATCAAAGAAGACTTCGGGTAGATCCCTATCTGGGTATCTACTAATTATTGATGAGGCTGCTTTCATTGAGAAAATTGACGAGATTTGGGCTGCTGTATATCCAATTATTAGTACGGGGGGTAGAGCATTTATTATCTCCACGGTAAATGGTGTTGGGAATTTCTACCATCAGATGTATACTGAAGCAGCAGAGAAAAGAAATAACTTCAATACTATTGATATTCATTGGAAAGACCACCCAGAATACTTCTATAACCCAAATTACGACTGGTTATACGAAGAATTACAGGAAAAGGAAGAAACTTACGATGTAACTTGTTGGGAATCCACAACAAAAAATAATGTTGGAATAAAACGCTGGTTACAAGAATATGAGATGGAGTTTTTGGGTACTGGTGATACTTATATTGATGGGGATACAATAAAATCCATTACTGAAACCATTAGTTCAGATTTTATTTCAAAATATAGAAATAAAATGAGAGTTTGGAAGGATCCTGAGCCTCATTATGATTATATCCTCGCCGCAGATGTTTCTTTGGGGCGTGGAAGGGATTATTCTGCCTTTCATATCATTAATTTGTACAATGGGGAGCAAGTTGCTGAATTTTATTCAAATAAAACGCCAATTAATGAGTTCGCTAAGATTATAGCTACAGAAGCCAGCCTATATAATACTGCATATGTTATGGTTGAGCGAAATACAATAGGAAATAACCTAATTGATTGGTTATTTACTATTTTAGAGTATGAAAATCTGTGGGCTGATGAAAAAGGGCAAACAGGTTATCAACTAACTGCTAAAAATCGTGATGTTATATTAGCAAATTTGGAAGAAGCTCTTAGAATGAATTCATTAAAGATTAATTCTAAGAGGTGTGTGGATGAGTTTAATACTTTTATTGTAACTGAGACTGGTCGCGCACAGGCAGATAAAGGAAAAAATGACGATCTTATTATGAGTTTAGCTTTAATAGTACATGGAATGAATACTCTTACAGAGGGTACGCCTATGGAACATATTAGAGCTACAACTAAGGAGATTAAGCCTTTAGCTCCTACAAATCAAACAAAATATAAGTTTAAGACTTATGGAGGAATCTCAGAAGAAGAAATCAAATGGTTAATGAGCTAAAAGATGAAGATATCCTAGAAGAGGGTTATACAGAGTTTGGTGGGGGGAGTGCAGGTAGGTGGTCTTCGTACTTCTCCCCAACAGGTAGATTAGGCAGGTGGTTTTCAAAGTTTTTTGCAACAAAAGCCCAACCATATGTTGCCCAACAGGAGAAACCAGGGGCAACCCCACAACATCCTCTAGGTGGGGATACTGTAGTTAATCGTGATGTAGTTAAGCCTGAGTCGGGGGGTATGGGTTTT